CAAAACAGACGAGGATGAAGGTAGAATTACAGAAATTAATCGTATCATTTACAATTCTCTTATTCATCCTACAAGAAACGATTTAACAAACATGGATATTTTTATAACTAGAAAAGGGTTAGGATGGAAAGATGATTTAGACTCAATCGACAATCAATTAGCCCTTTTGAAATTATCATCATCAAACGAACATAAACTTGACCGTAAATTGACAACCGTAGAAAAAGAGCGTATAACACAAAAAAAACGCGAGGACAAACCAATATCAGAGCAATATGAAAAAAAAATATAACGAATTACGTAAACAAATCAAATAAATAATATTTATGTTTATCTCAACATAAATATTTGCTGTTATACACTGTTATATCATGTCCAATTTTAACCAACGTCAAAATATCTATATACATCCTCAAAACCAACAATTATTGTGGAATACGATGAATAAAACGCCCATGTTCTCCCATATGAATCCTCAAATCAAAGATTCTTGGTTCAAAGGAATCATACAACAATTTTATAATAGCAATCAACATGTATATGATGCAGCATTATTACAACAAATAAACAAAGAAACAATAGCTTATATGGTGGCGAATTTAAAAGGTGATTCTGTACGTTTTACTACAAATATGACAACGGTGCAAGGACCCCCTGCCAATACGGTATATCGCGGTAAAGAAGACGAACGCGCATTGAAACAGGAAGAATTTAATAAAGCATTTGAAGAAAGACAAAACCAATATTTTCTTAAAAAACCACCCATGCCGGACATTGATTTTACCGAAAAATTGGACGACCGACCGATTACGAATATGGAAGAATTAATACAAATGCACCAAAAAGAACGAGAATACGAAATAAATAAATATTCGCCTCTCCAAAATATTTTACCTGGAGGAAATCCGACACCAGCGATACCAGATATTTTACCGAGCATACCCATTATAACTACGCCTACAAATACATCTATGGTCTATAATACTCAAACTCATCCGGTAGTATGGGTCAGTAGGACCCAACCGGGCACCACCTTTGGTGGTGCTGAGGCGAAGCTACCTTCTGAGTTAGTAGTTGGGCTCCAGAGGAGCCCTGACCACGAATCGTTAGTGAATAAGTTGAATATATTAACTGATAATTATGAAAAACTAAAAATAATGATGGAAGATATGAATTCAAAATACGATTATTTGGTTAACGAAATAGGACGTTTTACAGAGCCGCAGGCTAGCGGAGCAAAGCAAAAAAAATATTCTAATATAGAACAACCAGAAAACATAACTTTGGAAGAAGATAAAGATAACACAATGTAATAATAATAATATAATTATTGCCATGACCAAAATCGCCTTATGCGTTCTATCGCGATATTATAATCAAACGTGGATGGATTTTTTAAAGACGTTCACACAATATGACCTATTTATGGTTGTAGATGACAATACAATTATACATGATACCGTCAAAGATAATGTAACAATTATTCAAATACCCGACAATGTTTGTATAGAGAACAATTATCATAAGAGTTCATGTTGGTCTAATTTGAAAGACATTGTCGCTTGGGACCGTGCACTTTTTTATTTCAATCGCGTCAATACAAAATATGACCATGTGTGGTTTATGGAAGATGATGTATTTATTATGGGTGAACACGTTGTCCGTTCTGTGGATGAAAAACATCCCAACAGTGATTTGTTATCCGCATTTCACGAAATTAACGAAACCGGAGATGTCAATCAAGGTTGGAATCATTGGATAAATGTGATTCATCGTATTGGCACACCATGGGCTCATAGTTTGGTTTCTTGTGCGCGATTGTCCAATCGTTTGTTGAAGCGGATAGACGAATATGTTGGTGACCGTCATCTGATGTTTATTGAGGCCCTATACAATACATTGGCACTTCATAATGGATATACTGTGGATAATCCGGACGAAATCAAAGACACGATTACTTATAATACCCAATGGAATCGCGATGAATTGGATATAACAAAGATTTATCATCCATTTAAAAAAATGGAGGACCATGTATATATCCGTGAAAAACAAAAAAATACATAATACAAAAAAATACATAATACAAAAATACCATATAGATTATACACATATTGGTATTTATGACATCTCTTTCCATTTTGGAACATACCCTTTATATCAATTTAGAAAGCCGCAAAGACCGGTTAGAACATGTGCAAAAAGAATTACAACGGATAGGAGTAGTAGGAATACGGTTCAATGCGATTAAAACCGCCAGTGGTGCGATAGGATGTTCTCTTAGTCATATCAAATGTTTGGAAATTGCCAAGGAAAACAATTATCCACAAGTATTCATTTGTGAAGATGACATTACTTTTTTGAATCCGGGGCTCTTTGTCGAAAATTTATCTCATTTTGTCCAGTCAGACATGTCTGATTTATGGGATGTTATTATTGTGGGGGGAAATAATTGCCCTCCTTATATAAAATATGGGGATTTTTGCATCAAAGTAAGCAGATGTCAAACTACTACCGGATATATCGTGAAGAGTCATTATTATGACACGCTTATTGAAAATATGAAAGAGGGTGTGAAACAGTTGTTATATGATATTGAAAATAAACATCAATTTGCTCTGGATATGCATTGGCAACAATTACAAGTTCGAGATAATTGGTTTATGATAGTGCCTCCAACGGTAATACAGTATGAAGATTACAGTGATATTGAATGTAGACATGTGAATTATAAAGGTTTAATGACCGATTTAGATAAGGAATGGTTGTTCCAACAACAATATATTCACCAGATGAGTTCGGTATTACCTAAATAAAAATAATTTCATCTATATGGTTGGTTTGATGGTTGGACGAGATGGTTTTGCTGTTGTAGGTAAATATGTGGGCATAGGGGTTGGAGAAAAAGTATGTGTCGGACGTCTTGTAGGTTGACCTGAAGGAATTCGAGATGGTCGGGTTGACGGTTGTCTAGATGGTCGTCTAGTTGGTTGTCCCGATGGTTGTCTACTTGGTTGTCCAGATGGCTGCCTACTTGGTTGACTAGTGGGTTGACTACTTGGTTGTCTAGTTGGTTGACTAGTGGGTTGACTAGTTGGCTGTCTAGTGGGTTGACTACTTGGTTGTCTAGTCGGAATATGTGTTGGCTGATGTGTGGGTTGTCTAGATGGTTGTGCACTTGGTTTTGATAATGGCTGTCGTGTTGGCTGACTACTTGGTTGTCTAGTGGGTTGTCTAGTGGGTTGTTGAGTTGGACTATATGATGGAGTAGATGTTGGTTGTCGAGTTGGTTGTCTAGTAGGATGTGAAATTGGTTGTATGGTTGGTTGTCTTGATGGCTGCCCGGACGGTTGTCTTGATGGCTGTATAGACGGCTGTATAGACGGCTGTCGAGACGGCTGTCGAGACGGCTGTCGAGATGGCTGCATAGATGGCTGACTGGATGGCTGTCTAGATGGTTGACTGGATGGCTGTCTAGATGGTTGACTAGATGGATGTGAAATGGGCTGCCTAGATGGTTGTCTGGATGGTTGTCTGGATGGCCTACGTGTTGGTTTTCTAGTTGGTTGTCCTGTTGGAAAAAAAGTAGGTATATTCGTTGGTTTACGTGTTGTAGGCATATATGTCGGAATACGCGTTGGCACATTTGTAGGTACAATCGTTGGTCTGCATGTAGGATTACTCGCATTCAAATAGCATATTTGTGATGATGCTAAGACCGCAAAATATGCAAATAAAAAATAATACATGTTATATTTTAGTGGGATAAATAAATATTTTCAAATATTTTATCGTGTTATTTGTAAAAATGTTGACAACACTGTTTTGTTTTTTTGTTCGTATTCTTGTGTTCTCAATTGTGATTGATATTGTTTGTTCATCATTTTCTCTTTCATAATACGTTCTTGTTCTAATAACATATTTTGTGCAGCGGTTTTCTCCAGTGGTGTCATGTCTTGATTGTTGCGTTCTCGATTGAATTGTTCTACTGAGGAATACTGTGGCACTTTGTGAAAATCACGCTCACTCACCGCGAATATGGTTTCGTCCTTGTGCACTTTTCTTAAATCGTCGAATTTCAATTTACTAAACGGGTCACTCGTTACATAACCCGACCCATCGTCATCATCATAAAAATTAGTGCCTCCTCTCGAAAACATTTGTTGCACACCATTGTATTTTACTAATCCATTTTGTTGTGTTTTCATATGGTTCAATACATCATTCATGTTATTTTTGGTCACAACTTCGCTAGTTTTGTATGCGGCATCTTCGCTCGTAAACCATCCATTGTCGACAGTGGATTTTGTATTTGCCATATTTTTTTCAAACAATTCGTTGAATTTGGATTGAAATTCTTCCGGGGCCATTTTTTCAATAGCAGCGGTAATATGTTTGTTGGCCGAAGAATTCAGTTCATTGGCCTTGGACGGGTTGTATTCCATTTTATCTTGTGGGACTTCCTTGTCCTGTTTATGTTGGTTCTCATAAAAATTATACACAATATCAAATGCCTTTTTGAAAAATAGGAAATAATCTGCTGATAATCTGGATTTATCAGGATGTAGTTGGAGAACCTTGATTTTAGCTTGTTTTAAATCAGCAGCAGAAATATCATGGGTTAAATCAAATAAATTCAATATTTCGCCGAAAGAATATTTTTGTATATCTAAATTATGTGATTCTGTACGTTTTACTCCATTACTATCATTATTTTTATTATTGTTATGTAATTTATTCATATGTGTATACAATTGAATGTGTAAATTATTTTCTATTATTTACGTAAAGTAATATAAAATTATTTTCTATTATATATTATCTATACAAAATAGGATATTGAATCATGACTTTACCAATTATCAACGAAATTTCTTGCATGAACAGTTTTCGCACATTATTAAAAAGCAATCCTGGTGTCATAATTATCAAATTTGGAGCGACTTGGTGCGGTCCTTGTAAAAAGGTAGAACCGGCAATAACTCATTCCATGAGTCAGATGCCGAATAACGTGCAGTGTATATTGGTTGACATTGACGAATCATTCGAAGTATACGCTTATATGAAAAACAAAAAAATGCTCAATGGCATTCCAGCATTGGTTGCTTACTACAAAGAAAACGATAGTTTCATACCCGATGAATTTTGTACTGGAGCAAATATAGAGAATATCAATGATTTTTTTGCGATTTGCTTCAAAAAAGCAAAAGAATAAACCCGAATGGAGGTTATCGATGCGAACGTGTTTTGCTCGCTTTATTATGTTTGTGTTTATTTCCCTTTGTTTTTCTTGGTTTACCTCCTACAGTTTTTTGTTGCGTGGGCGCTGCGAATGGATTTATAGAGGGAAGTTGTGATACTATAGAAGGTTGTGGAGAGGAAGTGGTGGAAGTGGTGGAAGTAGACGCAGAAAATGGATTCAGTGAGGGTAGTTGTGATACCATAGATGGTTGATTGGCTTCTGTGTCGCTGGAAGATGACTCCGTTAAAGTGACAGTTGCTAAAACAACTGTCGTTATGCCAAGTAACCCATATGTTAATATAGGTATTCCATTTATAGAATAATTCTGCAATCGATTCAAATCCAATGCACTTATTGATGAAAATAGACTGGACATGATTTCTTATATTTTTACTAGATAATAAAAATATTAGTGTAAAAAATTGATAAATTTGTATAAAAATATAAAAATTTATATATTAGAACTATGGAATTATTTAAGCGAATATTACAACCAAATTTTTCAGTAGAAGAACAATTCGACGACGAATCTGTATTCTATATAAACGATTCCGGACTACGTCCTACATCATTTTCTCGGCACGAAAGTTGTCCTACGCCTTCTCCATGCTTTACTCCAGAAAACATTCCAAAACAGAAAAAAAATGTGCAAAAAATAACAGATAATAGCGATATAACCCCGATTATAACACCGGATATATATACCACCAATGGCACTTCTCCAGATATTCATAAAAAGAATCCGCTAAGGATGCCCGATGGACAAATAGACCCATATGTATTTTGGTTGAAAGATGAAAAACGTTATTTGTTTACCGAGGGTCGACTGATACTAACTGAAAACAACCCTACATATGCAATTCCTACGGATTTTTGTCATACCGATTCTTCACAAAAAAAACATAGAATAATGATTTATTACGATATAAACAAATCATTTGAAAAAAGGTTCGGATACTACGATTCGTCAAATTGTTTCTGTGAAGTCGAATATATGCCAGAATTTGCGTTTATTTATTAGCCGTTCTTGAATGGTTTAGGCATATTTTGCTACATTGCTTGTCCAGCCCGCTTGGCGCGACATCTCTTGACTCCCTCCACCCTTGGTACCAGCTCTACGTTGTTGCTTCCTGTATTTGATTCTTCTCATTCTTCACCCACCGAATGGGGAGATGACGAAGATGGCGAGGGTATGCTACCATTGACCATCGCCAGCTACGGCCAGGGTATATTTTGCCCATTGTTGGTCACGGCGACCTTGCCATTTGAATTTTTCTTCTTGAGAAATATCACAACGAAAATGTCTTTCCCACTGCTCCGGAGAATCGTAAAAAAGTGTGAGTGGTTCACCATGTTTACGATTACTAACTGCACAATTGGTTACTTTGAAAAATAAATATTCGTCGCTTGAACCGACTCTATATTCTTTAAATCTAGTACCGGTGATGGCGTTACGAATACAATTTCCAGGTGTCAACACTGTGGAATAAAATTCAATATTAACGGTCTTACCATTAATGGAACGTTTCATCTTATTATATCCTTTATCATCCATTTTCATATCCTTTATTAATTTATGACGTTTACGCACTTCTGATGTTACAGATTTTGATTCTCCTATGGATGTATTGGAAATGGAATTACAATCATCCATATCATTTTCCATCCCATACATCATATATTCATCTTCGTATAAAGCCATAATTTACCGAAACCTCAAAAAACAACAAACTTATCAAATATAATATATAAAGGGTGTTATCTTTATGTTACTATA